AGAAAAATAGTACTTTTCTTATGCCAAAAACTGTGATATAATTATTTAAAATTGATACTAAATAAGATTGTTTTACGATTTCATACTACTCGTTGTTGCGAGATAGTTTGAAATTTTTATGCGATTGGAGTGGAATCGGAATTAAGGGAGATTCCATCTCCAAACCCATAAGATTATTGAAAGTGATATCAAGTAACAACTAATCCCCGCATTTATCATTACAAAGTATGTAATTTAATCAACTCTGTAATTCCCGGATAAATCAAATAACCCCGCCCCCAAATGAACAAAACAAACCCTAACTAAAAATCCGTGTTAATTTCGCCCAATCGCGATCAAAATTTTTAAGCGAGTAACCGCTTTATTCGTTGTATTGCACCCGTTTGAGTTGGGTATTTTTGTAAATCTTTCTCAATTGTGATTAATTTGTAGAACTTGATCTCTTCGTCACCGTGGTTCTCATAGTGTTCATAGAGTTTTATTCGCTTGTTTTCATTAGAATAAGTACCTACTAGACAAGGCTCTCTTAGATAGCACACTGTATTAACTCCACTTGAAGATATCCAATTGCTAACCCCGCTACGGCCCCGAGAATTATGTAATACATAAGTTGTCCTTTAATAGTTTTAGTACATTCTTTGGGGCTTTCTCCAACCCCGCTAAGGCTTCTAAATTGAAGCCTAACGCGTCTTCCAGCTCTCTCACCATTTCTTCTTTGGTTATAGGTTGATCGCCTGATTTTGTCTTGTAGACAGAGCGGCGATACACTCCTTCTCTGCTGAGCTTTCCAATAATAGATTTTTTACTCTTCTCGAGTTCTGAAGCCAACCGCTCAACTGTATCGGTAGTTGGCTTACTAGTATATTCATCAATCATATACTTAGTTTGGTCTTCTGTGTAGTTCATACCGAAAAATGCCTATCAATAGTGTCCAATTTTTCTTGGCTTTCCGCCAGCTTTGCTACTTCTGCTTCAATAGCTTCGATGAGTTGTGGATGTTCGCCTATCCCCGTTGCGGATTGCATGTACACTCTAATGTTTGCTTTGTGTACTGCTACTTCGCCTTCTAGCCTTTGTGCGAGTGCATCCAATAAAAAGTAATTATCTTGCTTTGCCATTATAAGTCTTCTCCATCTTCTGGTGGTGTGAATGATATCTCTACTTCTCCGTCAGCTCCTTGAATCATAGAAACAAAAGTGCAGAACTCTAGCCATTTCACTTCTACATTTTCTGGGCCAACAATCTCGGCATAGAGCTGTATTAGTTCTTGGTAAGAGTCTTCTAACTCTAAAGTGTTTTGTTGAATTGCTTGGAATCCTTGATCTATTCTTCTGATAGCTTCGTAGAGCTCAGTTAGTGACTCCTGCATCTCCTCCATTTGCTTTTCTAGTTGTACTTTCTCTTTGCGTTCAGGAAATTGAATTATTTGTGCCATAGAATTTCTCCTTATGAACCATCTATTATACTGGACATACGAAATTTTGTCAAGAAATTTTTTTGAACACGCATAAAAAAATCCCCAGACAATTTCTCATCTGAGGATTTTTACACTAACAAGGGTAAGTGGCTGCCTCCGTCTTTCCACTTAGCAGAGGCGACACTAGGTTACAACCTCTCCCACTCGTCTGATTGGGGTAGTTCAGCGAGCTGTGACTCATAATCCGAGGTCCAGGAGCTATATTACAAGATTAACGGTATCTTAATAGCAAAGCAACGGCTCTTCGGTAGAGCAAACCCCCACGACCATCCTTCGTGGATAGGAAGGGCTGCAGATAGGAGCGGCCTTCACTGCATCTTTACTGCCTTATCTCGTATGAGTGGTACCCCTCGCAGAGTCCCTGGCTTCCCTTGAATTGAGCGTATATTATATCGAAATATAACATGTTCGTCAAGAACTATTTTTTGGCAGGTGGGCACAGAGTTAAACTGCAAATTTCGATTTTGGAAATCGACGTGTTATCGTTACACCACCCACCTAAAACTTTATCGTCCTTGGCCTCGGTACTTCTTATATGAACGCTTCTTATGCTTGTTCATAGAAGAAAACTTTACCATGTTAGGTTTACCACTAGAGCTGGACTTTTTGGGTGGTCCAGGCTCGTGTTGTACTTGTGCTAGTCGTTTAGCCATTTTAGTCTCCACGTTAGAAAATATACTTAGAAAACATACTAAGGACACTGATTACATGGTACTAGCCAAAACCTCAGTATGCTTACTAAGTGCCTCTCCTTTTGGTAACAAGGCGAAAGGCTCTCCCCGCTAGCTTATGCAGCTAGAGAATAAACGTCATCGTTTGCGTTTAGTTTAGGTTCTTACGTTTACGGTAGCTTGCACACCGATTCTCCACTAACCTGAGATTGCTTGTCGAAACCTGACTCCCCCATCGTGGTGGAGGAGGGGGGAATCGAACCCCCGTCCACTCAATCCTACTTTAGCTTCATCGAATTACTGAACTGCTACTACTGAGAGTGCAGATAGAAGTGCTTGCAAGTCAGCTTTGGTAGCCTTGGCAAGAGTAGGTACTTCCACACCAACTGATGCCTGAATCTGCTCTACTAGCTCTTCTTTGCGAACCACTGGAGTACCTTGCTTGGTTACTCGTGCTTCGGCTTTGTAAATGCCCATGCTTGACAGCTTAGCAATAACGCTGCGTACTGGCTTGTCAAACTCTGCAGCTAGGGCTTCTGCAGTTGCTCGTGATGGAGCATTGGTATACATCTCTTCCATCATAGAGATCATGTCTTCAGTGTAGTTGCTTGATGGTTTTGCGGTAAAGTCGCTCATTGAATTTTCCTTAAATTTTGTTTGTTTCTTTATTTTATGAATCTATTATAGTGGTTTGGGGTTTGAAAGTCAAGAAAAATTTTCTTGAAGTTGGCCAAAGAAATGTAAAAATGCTTGTTCATGACCCCTTGCTTCTACTTCCCAGGGAGAGAACCAATACTCGCCCCTCCACTTCTTTCCTTTGAAATATGCTGCTTTCTCTGACAGCATAAGTCCGTCACACTCGTACTGTTTAATATGCACCATTTCATGTGCTGTTACAGTTACTACTTCGTCACGACTTGCGTTACGAATAAATTCTCTATCGAACTCAATCTCCCCAAATCCCTCACAGTAGCATATGGACTCAGCCCAGCTATCTCCTAGGTTTCCCACTGTTAGATGTACTTCTACATCCAAATCGAAGTAAGCTGCAACCATATGTACAACCTGTGATGCAATCTGCAGATTATGGTTTTGTACTACTTTTCCCAAACCTGTTTCCTAGTTCGTTTGTTCTAATACATCGCACAGTCTAGTAATAAGAGCTAGCTTGCCTGATGCTTTGTTGTTGTAATCAATCGTATGCCAGTCCCCTCGGGTTATCACACGCTCTTTGAGCAGAGTCATCTGATCATAATAGGACAGTGCTTTCTCATCATTAGGAGATAGTTTCCAGAACTTCAATGGAGAATGCCTTCTCTCGTGAATTCTAGCAGCCTGCTCTTCTTCGCTGATAGACAGCCAAAATTTAATCATGTGAACAGGTTGGCAGATTTCCCATGCTTCCACTGTTTCCATGAAGATTTTGTACTGCTCATCTGTGCACCACCCATTGATCTTTTGAACCATAGCTCGAGAGTACCAAGAGCGGTCGTAGAATACCATCTGAGGGCCAGAAGGCATCTTCGTTTTCCAGTAGCCCAACCAATTATCCATAGTTTCCTTACTAGGCTTGGCAGACAGCTGAACGCTAAACTTGTTCATAGGCAGATAGTGAGTGGCCTCACGAATAGTAGATGACTTGCCCGCAGTATCACGCCCCTCTAGCACTACTGCTACAGGTCCAAAGTTTTCGGACATGACGAGTTGGTTGAGTCGGGCTTGTTGCTGTTCTAATGGGGTCATCTACTTCTCCTAAATTATGTAACTATTATACTGGGTACTGCAAAATATGTCAAGAGATTTTTTGCTTAGTCTGTTTCACTAACCATATAATATCATCGGTTGCATACTTCATATATACCAAAGCTGCCATGGCTTCTGTGTGCTTTAAGCCTTCCATTTGCATACCGGAGTATGTCATAAAGATTTCGTACTGTGCTTTCGTCATTATACTATTTCCTCCCAAAAGAATTCGTCGCCATACATGCCTTCCAGTAGCTCTTCTAACGTAGCGTCGGCCCAATACTCTTCGCCAAAGCCACGAACTAATTCTTCTTTTGCTTCCGCAATAAGGTTGTGCCAGTCCATAGCCGTGTAAAAACTAAATGATTGGTCCGCGATGTCAAAGCTAACGTACTTGTATTCCATGTGTATCTTCTCCTATTTAATGTAACCATTATACTGTATCCTGCAATTTATGTCAAGAAGTTTTTTCGTTCAAGCCAACGCAACTTAACTCCGGGGCGCGCCGCGCGGGGTTTTTCTGTCAAGATTTATTTTCTACAATTGTCTAAAATTTTCTACAATTATCGCACCCGTTGCGGGGTTTTCTACAATTATCTCACGTCTGCATAAGACTTGTCAATCTGCAATTAATTTGCGCAAACCCCGCAAAAACACTTGACTTTGCACTGCGTTGCGCGTACAATGGCGCCCGCCCCACATGCTAACAGTTGTACTAAGGGGCGGCGGCGCCTGGGTACCTCTACGGGGTCATCGTCGTACTACTACTGGCGCAGGAAGACCTTTGCAATCTCAAACAATTTTGCCCACACCCGCAAAAAAGACTTGACATTGCTAGCTTTTGCACTTATTTTGGCGCTCGGTACACTTTTGTACTTCGTCGTCGTACTACTACTGGCGCCCCCGCGCCGCTCCCATAATTGGAAGCGGCAATCAATGGCTTTTTTACGCTGCGCGAAACCATGGGTCCGCGCGGTGAGCCTTGCGCAGCTTCGCCCGAAATTCACTAACGTCATCCCAGACCGGCATAACCGCATCTAGTGCGATTAAAATCATATCGAGCTCATAATCGTCGAGCTCCTCATGGTATCCTTGCATTGCCAAGCTTTCAGCGATTTTTTTGTAAGTTGATTTTTCCATTTCCATTTTCCTTTTTAGTTAAGATGGTATTATAATGCCCGATCCCTCGGCCAATGTCAAGCGATTTATTCTAATAAATTACAGCGCAATTAAATAGTAAAGCGCGCCTCCCCAGATTAGCGTATCGGTCGCAACCGAATACGCCAGATAAACAGATACAAAAATTTTTGCTATTCGTTCTTTCATAGTGCGCGCCTTAGTGATTTAGTTAGATGCTACCTTTGAGCCGTGAATATCGGGGTCGCTACCCGATGCTTTTTTGTTGACAATCCGCCAAGGCGAACCGTTGACAATGCCATAGGGAATTTTTCGCTTGGTTGCAAAACAATCCGCCATGATTTTGGTTTCGATAAGCGCATCCGACAGCGCGGTGTGGTCTTCGATAAATCCGAAGTCGCCAGAGCAAAAGCGGTAGGCAAATTCAGCCCCCGTCTTGATGTTGCCAGCGGAAGACACCCAACCATTTTCTTCCGCAATTCGCTTATACGCCTTCTGCGAAAGTTTGGTTTCGCAGGCAAATTGCCACAAATCGAGCTGCTTAGTGCCAGCGCCGAAGATAGGCGAGCCGTCACCTAGCAAGCCATGAGTCTGACGCATAACCCGACGGTCAAAGCCGAGATTATAAGCTGCCAGAATGTTAACGCCATGCTCGGCAATGTCGCCGCGCATTGTGGCAACGATATCATTCCAAGGCACCAATTCAACCTCGCCGCGTCCCAGCATTGGGGCATAATGGCTAAACAGTTTGCGAGCATAAAACGCGCCCATCATTTTGCTGGCATCGGTGAAGATTTCTTGAACCAACCAATTGCGGGTCAACGCAATCTCGCCGCGCTTGTTAGCGATGGTATAGCCCACATCATAGACGTGTCCTTGAAGGTCGCAAGTCTCGGTGTCGAGCACCAAAATGGTGTTAGTTTGAATGGTCATAGTTTAGCCTACCTTTTGCATTGTGAAATTATATTGTACCGGATTAACAACACGCAATCCAGCGCCACCGACGATTTTTTGAACCTCGGCGGAATCATCAAACATGATTGAGTTTCCCGCGAACACCGGCCAAGCCTGACCCATGCCAGCGGCTACCGCTTGGAGTTTGGCAAGTTTAAGCTCGCCACAGCCGCGCTCGTCGCCTTGCAGCCGAGAGATGATGCCGCCGCGAGGATGCAACCCATGCATCCGAAGGAATGCATAGTCAGCCGCGCCCATAACGCGAGACGTGCAAATCCAAACGTCCAAGCCATCGGCAACCGCCTCTTGCATCTTGATAGCCAGCGGCAGCAGCGAATCGCGAGCAATCATGCCCACAGTCGAGTGCGCCCGCCAGTAGTCAAGGTCGATTGAACCGCCCGACAGCAAACGCTGCCGGTGGCTGCTGTCGATGACAGTATCGTCTAGGTCAAAAATAAATCGCATATAAATATCCTCCAATGCCAATTATGTTTAAGAAAACCAGATTATAGCACGAAACGCGCAACGCTTGCAACGTCAACAATGCCAGCCCCACGATGGCGAGGGCTTTGCCCTCGGTCGTGTCGATTATGAAAGGAGCGCAGCATAGTGCTGCGGCTCCCAACCAATCTATTAAGAGGCGAGCCGCCTTCACCCGATGTGCTCCAAGATGGTGACAAGCTCGGTTTTAGTTAGGTCGCCCTCGCGGTCGCCTAAGCTCAATCCCTCGCGGATACCGCGCAAGATGTCGGCCTTGGTCGGGCCGCTAGGCTTGCTCGCTGCCTTGCGAGTCGCGGCAACGTATTCGATGCCCTCGCTCTTGGCTTTTGAGATAACCGAGCGATGGCTAACGCCAAAGTCCGAGGCAAGGTCTTGAGCCTTGGCAAGATTTAAGGGAGCCGCCGCTTTCATGGTGGCAATCATTTTTTCAGTGTAGTTAGACATATAAGTCCCCTTGGTTAGTGTGCGAGTATTATAGCAAATGTAGCGATTTAGTCAACGCCCGTAAGCTGGACAAAAGTTGGACAGCCCCCCCTATTCCGAATAAAATTGAGTGATTGCAAAAGCAACCGTAACCATTATAAAAGCAAAAACAATTAACGCGGCCCCGATGATTTGGGTCAGCCAGTAGTCGCTAGTCGTAACGAACAGCCAGCCAGTGACACCGGAAACGCTAACAGAAATTGTTAGCAGCGCCGAGATTAGATAAGTGCCAAGTAGGTGTAGCATGATAGCCCCCCTGTCAGTGAATGAGATTATATAGTGCGCCTATCAAAAGCATTTGTCAATTGATTTTTTCTATCGAACGGGGGCGGTTAATAGACCTTGACTATCGCGGCCGCGCGGGGCTCCCCCTCACGTACAACTTTGGGAAAAACCAGAAACGAAAAACGGTGTATAAGTTAAAATCTACACCAAGCAAAAATAATTCTTGACAATTGGTATCATACTTCATATAATTTGAAAAGTGGAGAAAAAATGGAGGGAGCGACATCCCGTATGCTCCTGTTTTGGACCTACTAAGGAGAAAAATATGAAATATATACTATCTTTTATCGGTCTCATGGTATTTTCCAGCGCTGCAATGGCTGGCCCCTATGTGGAATACAAAAATGAGCTGAAATTTTTAGACGACGAGTTTTTGAGTGATGACACTGTGCACCACCTGCGTTTCGGCACTTTGTTGGGCGATAGCAACAAGAACTTGTACTTCGAAGTAGGTCCTCGTACTGATGGCTACTCAGGAGAAGTTGGATATAAGGTCAAGAATGGTCCTCTTACGTTCAAAGGTAAGTGGGAAGGTTCTAAGATCGACGAAGTTGATCCAATCGGCTCCAAGCTGGAAACTGAGATTCGTTTCTCATTCTAGCATTCAGCAAAAAGGGCTCTTCGGGGCCCTTTTTATTGCACCACCTCAAAAAAATTTCTTGACATTTTATTGCTGTTCCCTTATAATTGATAAAAATTAAGGAGAATAGTAATGAGTTTACTCAGCGATACAGACAGAGAATTTATGGGCGACTGTGCCCTGCCTACATACACAGGAAGACTTGCCGTTGAAAGCGACAGAGCTTGGCTGGACGAAGTAAATGCAGACTCCGTTGTGTATGATAATGCTGATAAGCTAATTATTGATCCTCCAGATAGACTTACTAGCCCCTTTCGACTATGTAGAGTATTTAGAAGAAATTCAGACAATGAAAGAATTTTGTGGGTATCCAACCATTACGACCCAATGAATGGAATTATAAGACTATTCGGCTTTGGAGTGCATCCTGCTCACAGAAAGCAAGGCCATCAAAAGAAGTATAGAGAAGAAAGTTGGACTTGGGTAAAGAATCAAACATGGTTTAAAGAAAATATACAAACTTCTTTACATGATGTAGCACATGCTCTTTTAAAGACAGATTTTCATGAAGCATATAAGCCTGTGCACACCAACAGAGGGGCCATAACGTATAAGGCAAATGTATCTGATATAAATTATGTCTAATTTTACTCGCACCATAACTCTTACTAACTCAGGCCCGATTGTTACGAAGAACCTTGAGCCCGCAGATACTCTTATAGTTACTGTAGAAGACTTAAGTAGCTCGTCCCAGAATGCAAATAATATTACTCTTTCCCTGACGGGGTCAAATGTAAGCATAAATAAAAGCGCCGTAACGTCAACTGGAGAGACTTTTGTAGTAACGCCATCTTCTTCTGCGACCCAAGGTGTTTATAATTGGAGTGTAGGTCTTTCAGGCTCTGTCAAGGGTCAAGGAAATGTTTCAGGCACAGTAAATGGTATTTTAACTGTAGACCAAATTCCTCATGCCTATTCTTTTACAAATGTAACTAATAGCTCTGTGAATACTCAACATACAGAAAAAGCTCAAATAACAGGCATTAACAAAGCGGCCTATGTTGGTCCCGCGCCTTCAGGATTTGAACTTGCTGTATATACTTCAGGCACTCCTCCTTCTAACTTTTGGAGAACTACTGCTACTAACATAACTAATGGTCAATACTTGCACGTAAGGGGCAATGCTCCTTCCAGTGTAGGTCAAACTAAGTCAGGAACCTTCAGTGTAGGAACAGGTTCTGGAGGAACTCTTACGAGTGCAAGCTGGTCAATTTCTACAGTATCGGGAGACTCTACTCCAGATGGATTTAGTTTTCCAAATCTTACTAATGCTGCATTAAACTATACATTTACTCGAAGCGCCGAAATAACAGGAATTAATACAACTGTAACAGTAAGTAGAGGAGGGGACAGCTCTGCCTCGTTTGCAGTTTCTTCTAGCTCAACTACTCCAGCTAACTCAGCTTTTACTGTGGCAGATAAGACTCTTACAAACAATCAGTATGTACATTTTCGAATGGCTTCTTCGCTGGCTTATAGCACATCAAAAACTGCAAATATTTCTGTAGGAACGGTAACTTCTCCCAACTGGACAATTACAACAAGAGCTCCTGATGCAACTCCAACTGCTTTTACTTTTACAAATATATCAGGAGTTGCTAGAAATGCTTCACAGAATGCATACGTACAAATAACAGGTATAGAGGTAGGAGTAACTGCAACTATTTCTGGAGGAAGCGCAACTTTTGCAGTTTCTTCTAGCACAACTACTCCAGCTGACTCAGCTTTTAGTGCCGGAGGAAAAACTGTTGCCAACAATCAGTATGTACATGTGCGACTAACTTCATCCAATAATTACAATACTACAGTTACAACTACTTTAACAGCCGGAGGAGTTTCAGATGGCTGGGATGTCACAACTCAAGCAGCCCCAGGCACTGTAGATGGTTTTGTAGCTTCTCAAGGAGGTACGCCAGGCTCTAATAGTCACGGTCTTTCTATAAAGTCTTCAAACGGAACAGAGATGTTCGGTGTAAATCTTAGAAATACCGCAATTCAAGTATTTTCTACTTTTAGTATTGGGGCAGGCTCTAGTCAGACTTTTGCCTGCAATAATGCAAATGACAGTACAAAAATTCTGATTATTACAAAAGGAATAAATATAGGCTCTTCTCAGAGTACTACTGCCACCCTAAGTACTACATCAACTAACTTTACTATAACAAATAATGCATCAGTTACAATAACCGGTAGCGTATATGCGCTAGGAGTAGGATAATGGCATTTGGAGTAGAAGTTATAGGAAATGATGCTGCAGGTACTTTTACAGTAGCTGACACCGATAAAGGTCTTTTAGGATACGCAGTATCTCTTAAAGGAGCAGGAAGCAGTGTAACTATTAGTAGTGCTTCAAAACAACCACTAGTTTTTGTAAACGCAAAAGGAGTGACTGCAGCTGATACCGATGGAATAATTGCTGTTTGGAACAATAGCAATAAAACGTACTATTTTTATTCAGGATCTATAGTTTATGAGCCCAATAGTACGGATGCCGATGTAGTACTTACTGCAAGATCCGTTAATTATTTTATTGCTCAAAGTATGGATGAGATAAGTCCCGATGGAACTCAAGGTTATGGAATTCAGCTAAAAAATGCAAATGGAGATGTTGCATTGGATTCAAGGGCCTTTCCTCTAGCAGAAACTTTTTATCTGCCTAGAATTGTACCACCACGAACTGTTGAGACAGGACAGCGAATTAGCTCAGACTCTACAGACTATGTAGAGATGTCTAATACTTCTTACGCGGACTTTAGCACAGGGTACCACTATACTTCGGCAGTTTTTCACTCAAATAAAATAACCCATAAAGGAAAGTTCGGGGCATATCTAAACATTCTTGGGGCATATTACTTTACAGAAGCAGAATTGGAAAACCTTAGTACAATTATAATAGGACAGTTAAGATGACAGATATACAGAATATACGATATATAGCTGAAGTTGACGAAGTTACTGGTAAAATTATTCAAATACTTCAACCACAGCAAAATATACCCAATGAGGGTCTTTCAGACGATGGAACACGCCGAATAGTTTATATTACAGCGTTAAACTTACACGAACCAAACTTAGCATTATTTATACAGAACTGGTGGTTTAATCCCACTAACCTAGAATTCTTTGAAGTAGGTGAAGCCCCTAATAGGCACGCTACTTGGAGCTTATCCAGCTCTTCGTGGGTTTGGGATGCTGATGCTTTGCTAGCAGACATTCGCTTGCATAGAAATGCTAGAATAGCTAGATCAGACTGGACTCAGCTCGGCGATACTTCTTTAACAGATTCTCAAGTTGCAGAAGCGCGAGAATATAGAACAGCTTTGCGAAATTTAACCACAAACTTAGACAACCCGAGTTCTGTGGAATCAGTTAGCTGGCCTACAC